ACACTATCAAGAACAACATTCATCGCTTCTTGTTTACCACCAAGGATACCACCTGGTCTACCTTTCTTGGTAATCTCATCTCCGAATATCATATCGGAAAGTTTACCATATAAACCAAGTGCTGGGTCTTCTCCTCTTGATTTCTGCTCTTCTCGCTGTTGGGCGATTTGCTTATCGATGCCAATTTCAGAAAGCAAAGAGCGACCCAATGCTCTCAATGGCATACCAGCAATACCCTGATTAAGCAATCTTTCAAAGAATCCACGCTGTTGACTGATTTGACCAGTTCTCAAGAACTCTGTTTGTTGTCGAGTTGCTTCTAAGATTTTCTCTTGAACAGTTAAGCTCTTATCACGCCCAAACAGAACAGACCAAATAGTAGAACCAGTGAATTTTAACAAAGCAATCGATGCTTGTCCTAATGTGTACCACACAGGCTGTCTTACAAACTGTCTCATACTAAGAATCAAAGAACTACCAATATCTTCTTCACTTTGTCTAATTTTTTGTAAAGTTTCCAAAGTCTGAATGGTATATGCCGTATTCTCCCATTGATGTTTCCTAAGAACAGTCATATGCTCGTCATGTAATCGAATCTGACCGATTAATAAAGGCTCAACAATATCAGAATATGCATTAACCATATCCACTCTGAATGTGGATGCTCTCATTCTTGTGATTAGATTATCAAATGCAGTGTTATCAATTTCTGCAATTGTGATACCATCGTCGAGATGTGAATGAACATCATCGAAATTATATCCCAAGTTTTTTATTTGATTATCTGAATAAGACTTAATGTTTTTATTATAGTCATCAAGATTTTTGTTTATTGATTTACTTTCTTCTACAAAGTCTTTGCTATAATCATTAGAATCAGTTAATGCTTCTAATTGTTTATGCTCAATTGCCTCAATATTATCTGAATACTCATCAAATCTTTTATTGGATAATAATGATGATGACATATCCTTAACTTTTGAAGACAAATCAGAGTAGATGTCTCCACTTGTTGCTCGGTCTGTGGCTTTATAATACCCGTAGTTTACTATATCTTCAATCATATTATCCAATCACCCAATTAAGAAATTGTACCAATCTTTTGTAAAACAATTTGTTCTGCATTTCTGTAGTAAGGAATATACTTACGAACCAGCAAGCCAGAAGACAAATCATATACATAAAAAGATGAAATGAGTTTAACTGGGTCAGAATTTTCATCATAGTTTGGATTCGGTTCAGTAACGTACCAAATCTCAAAATCAACTCGGTCAGCCAAACTATAACCAGCAACAAAATCAGCACGATAACGTGTGCCTCGCAAAAAGTTCTTGACACGATTCCAAATAGATGGTTTATCTGTTGGGTATACTACCTTGTCTTTGCGACCACTACTGATGATTCTATCAAAGATGGTCGGTGCATATCGACCCATACGTGTTTCATCAGTATACTTGACAATCGTATTCATTAAAGTTGCTTGTAGTTTTTTGAAGTTGATGGAATCTCTATCAGCTTCTTGTCTGATTTTAGAAACACGATTATTATAAGCAGGTTTACCAGTTTCATCAGCAATCTCACTAGCAAATTCATCAGCCATTTGTTTTTGGCGAGAGAACTCAGTAATATCAAACTGTTCATTCACTGCTCTGGCTTTCTTAAAGGTGTCATTGACGCGACTTCTGTTCATTGGGTATACATTATCAGCCGCACCAAAGAAATCGTCTTCTGCTGACTTCACACCGCCTTTAATCACATCATAGATATTCTGTTGAATTTGCTTGATGATTTCTTCGTACTCTTGTTTTGAAATTTTATCGGCTTGGAGTTGTTGTCTAGCTTTTTCGACTTTTTTCTCAACAGCTTCTTTTTCCCATTTTTTCAATTGTCGTACTTCTGAACCAATCTTAACCTCCACATCTTTCATATCACGTTTTTCAAAGTCTGAAATGTTAAAAACATCACGCTTGATGTCTTTAATTTTCTTTTTGAATTCTTCTCGTTCTTTCTTTTTCTTTTCTGCTTCCTTTGTGGCCTTTTCTGCTTCTGCTTTTTCTCGTGCCAACATATCATCGGTTCGAGTGTCAATATCTTGACGCATTGCTCTCAAGAAAGAGTCAACAACTGTTTTGTCGGTTGGATTTTGTAAGAATTCAACATCTTTTGGTGAGCGTTTAGCCAATTGCAAAAACAAAGACTTCATCACTTCTGCCAATGTCTTAGAACGCTTACTCAATTCTCCACCACGATGGTCATGTAGGGTGTATGTTGAATCAATGGTATTGAACCAAATCTCAAATAAGAAGTTCTTATCAACTTGGTAGCCCATGATGAAGATTTTCTTCCACTTTCTACCAAGAAAACTGCCTTCTGATTTAAGACCAACGGTGTCTTTTTTCCAAAGTCTTAACCAGTTGAATAGTGATGGTTTAGGAATACGGCTCATATTTGAGTAGAATTCACCAGGAAATAACTCTTCCTTGTTGATACTGTCAATGATTCTACCAGTTCTTGAACTGTCACGACCTCTTGTACCGAACAGAATGTCGTCTTTTTCTGGCTCTTCTTCAGACAATGAGCGTAAATATTCTTCTGGGTCTTCAAAGCCTTTCTCTTTTGCAATGGCATCCTTATCAACTTGTACAACATTACCTTCAACATAAGTCGGAACATCATTCAAGTTGTTATATTTCAATTCAGTAAAGAACTCATTTCGACCCATTCCATATGCAGGAGAATAGTCAAGCTTTAATGGAATGAGGTGTTTGTTGCCGAATGTTTTTGAGAAGTGAGCCGCCATAGCTGTGACTTTCTCACCAGCAAGTTTGCTATGTCCTTGCTTGATGATTGATTCTGGTACACCAACGGCAACCAAAATATCACGATAGCTTTTATAATTGCTCAAGTCTGCATAGACATCCCAAAACTGTTTCCATGTTACAGAAAATTCTTCATAGTCATTTGTTGTTTTATTTAGAATCTTAAAGTTATATACACTTGGTGTGCTACCAGTCGATTCATTCAACAGAATATCAATTTTACTTTCAATCAGGGTTGCTTTTGATTCAGATAAAAGTTTACCTTCAGTTAAGAGACTAAGTAAAACTTCACCTGCATCATGTTCATTAATTTGATTCTTATAACTCATTTTTCAGATACCTCTAGGTACAATAATCCATTTATGAAAGTATTTATAAGAAAAAGAAAAGCTCCTTTAAAGGAGCTTTTCTCAGAGGAGCCTTGGGCTTGGTGTGATGAACGGGTCTTTGTTGTTCAAATCTTTAGTGATATTATCAATAAAGAACTGAATACTCGTTACCGTCATGTTTCTGTATTCTGAAGGTTGAATTCTCAATATCTTAGAGAAATCATACATATTCTTCAAAATTAAATTGTACGGTTGGATTGAGAATGTCTTCGACTGAAAAGGGTAAGTCGAATGGCGTGACCTCACCACACGCACTACAAGTATGCTCTAAGCGTGTTTTTACACCATAAGCATACTGTCTATGGAATTCTTTAATAATCGCCATCTCGTGTGCTGTAATGTTGTTTCCGACCCAATCAATCTTTGTGTCCAACATCATAGGCACACCAACATCAATTGATAACACCAACATCAAATATTCATATCGATGTTGTTTGTTCTTGAGCATATACTTTTCGGCATTAAGTTCATCCCCCACAGTGTTAAGACGAACTTTAACCTCTTCGCCATTTTTCAATGGAAGTGTGAACGCTCCAGTGAAGTTTTCTTTAGGGTCAACAACATCTAAGGCAGTTAAGTCGATATTATGCTTGTCTTCGTTGCCACAAGACCCACAAGTGATTTCTAGTGTCTTACGTGGACTGTAGTTGTTAGCCCATAGCCAGATAAGTGCATAATCCCTATCATGAACGCATAAGTTCTCATAGAACTCGCAATCCATCAATACAGACTTCAATACACCATTCAGGGTTCGTGCGTAGTTCTCAGCAGTGGATGATGCTAGAATCTCTTCATCCTTTGCCAACATATCACGATATTGAACTGATTCTGGATAACCAAATTGACCTTTTGATGGTAAGTCGAGAATGTTAGCGGGTTTAGGTGCTTTTACATCTTCATCAACAGGTGTATCAACCATTTTGGGTTTTGGTTTGGTAGTCTTTGTTTGCTTCTTTGGTGCTGTTGGTTTTTCTTCAACAGGGTCATCCACAAACATATTTTGTGTTGGTTTCATCTCTTTTCTCTCCTCTCACGATTTATCTTAAAATAAACTTTTCACTGCATTGCCCATTTTGGAAACAATATCTGCTATTTCATTATTTAGTCCACCACCAAGATTACCTTTTCCAAATCCTGGCTTCCCTCTTCCGATGAAATCTCTCTGTGCATTATCAACTGCTTGTCTGATTTGGTGTGCAGGTATGATGTAATGCTCAACAGTATCACCAGTGAATGATACACTATACTGCATAATACCAGCAGATTCATACGAATAATTGATTGGTGATATACCAGTAGGGAAATACCCAATGTATCGACTAAAATGAATGTCATCACCAGTAGAAGATAATCTCACAATCTTAATATCTCTTTTGTAAGCGGCTGGTGGATAGTATAATCCATTACTATCAACTATAGAACTCATCCAACAGTTGAAGTAATCCAGTGTCAATCCATCTTCCATTTCATCAATCTTGATGGTGATGTTTCCAATGTCATTATGGGTTGCAGTGTAGAAGAAACTTGAATTAAGTGTGTTCTTCTTTGTTTCCAGTGTTGGATTTGGTGCTTCAATTGATGTGATTCTGCTTGATAGGTCATCCAACTCAGTTCCACTTCTCTGTTCACATGCACCAATTCTTGGATATGGACTATTTGCTGGTTGAACTAAAGATGGCAACTCAACTCTCCACATATATTCCATTTGTGGGTTTTGTGTCTTCTTGCGCTCAACTGCTTTCAATATCTGAGACATTATTTCATTTCCCTTTTAGTAAAATGGAACATAACATCGAATGTTAATTCACCAGACTCACCATAACTCAACGATGCTTCCGTAATCTCATATGGATAACACTTCTTGAATTTAAATGTTTGTGTGTTCAATAAATTGCTATTATCTTTAAGATTCAGTGTTATGTCTCGGTAGTATGTCTCTGGCAGAGCTTTCAAATTCTCTTCACCATATTGACAAAGTTCAAACCAATCATTAAAGAATCGGTAAGCATCAAGTGCTTGGTTATCCCAAAACGTAACTCGGAAAATTCTTGGAGAAGTATCACGACCCGTATAAGAATACTCAACACCCGCATGGTATCTCTTGATTGATTCTTGAACTCTCGGTGGGATTGCGGTTGCTTTGGCAAAGTATCTAAGATTTCTTCCCTTATTGCTACCTGTTTGTGGGTCACTGAACTCAACCTCCCACATATAGGCACGCTGAATCTCTTGAGCAGATGACATCGCAATATCAACAACATCAGCAATTTGTCTACCCAAATCAGGACTAGCTCTTCTTAGTAATTCCTTACCCTTGTTTATGATTCCCAAATCCATACAAATCTCCAATTAGCATCAATAGTATTTATTGGATACAAAAAAGCCCCTAAAAAGGGGCAAACTTCCAACTAGAAACTCAAAATTATTTATTATTCTGCATAGTGCTCATCGTATGAGAAGGTCACTGCAATCTTAGCATGGTCACTTGCTGAATAATCCAAAGAAATCTCACCGATAGAGGTAGGATATACTTTGGTCAAACGATGTGTACCAGAAAGGGTTGCAGAATCAGCCTTAAACATTTTGATGCGAAGTTCAGCCGCCAAAAGGCTACGATATGCACCGCCACCTAAAGTCTCATCCAATGCACCGTTAATCCAGTTATTGAAGAATGAATATACATTGCGGTCTTCATCATCATAGAAGTTTACGGTAACTGTATGAGGTGATGCATCACGCCCTGGATAGATTGTCTTACGACCTTTGAAGTTCACTTCAATAGTTTCAATTGATTTCTCTGGAATAGAAACAGTCTCAACACGTTGAGTTAAGATTGGCTTAGTACCAGAAACAGTTGAACCTAGTAACTCAACTTCATACTCAAAAGCTCTTTGTGGATTATCCATACCACGAATATCATTAATAGTAGCCATTATGCTCTCCGATTAATTTGGTTTATTTACTATAGTATTTATAACTTTCTTCAGAAATAAAAAAGCCCCAATTAAGGGGCTTTTTTATTTCTGCAAAGTAAACTTCAAAGAGCCTGAGTCATATACTCGAAAGAATCCGTGGTTATTCATGTTTTTGTGCTCAGATATATCTTGGTCAAAATTTTCCAAAATGTTTGGTAGTCTATGTTTCATTGCTTGGTAACGGCTTAATACCATTCCATTGCTATTATAATACAAATAATTCGGAGGAGTATACCCTTCAAATGTGAATCCATTTTTAGAGTAAACATCACCATGACTATGCCCATAACTTGCAAATGTTTTAATCACATCCCATTCATTATTTTTTAAAAAGAATTTCAAAAGTTTACTAAACCCACCAACAACGTGTTTCGAAGTTGCGTACCTAGAAATTTCATATGTTTTGCTATTTTTTATTTTTTGCATACAAAGCAAAGCAACCATCTCATCTCCGAAAAATAGTCCAATATTGGAGGTGCTTCGAATTTTTCCTTGCAAATGATTATTCTCTAAAAATTCCATAGCCAATTTGGAAGGAATGTCGGCTTTAACTTTGCAATTTCTTGCGTAAACCTTATCTTTACTAATTCCCAATTTGTGACGTATCATTCGTTTGATTATATCTTTTTTGTTACTATCATCCCACTCATGTTGCCATATATGCATCAACAGAATTCCACGTTCCATACAGGCACTTGATTTATTTTTGTGGTAATCCTTTTCCTTAAAATTTTCTGAGTGCCAGTATAGACCATTGAATTCTATCGCAAAATTCTTTTCTGGTATATAAATGTCTAATTCTTTCCCACCTAATACATTCCTATCCGAAGTTTTTATAGTTAAGTCTGGGGAAATGTCTTTAATGAATTCAACAACTTCATTTTCTCCAATACTACTTTTTGTCGGTGAAGATAAACCAAGCCTAGCCATTTTTGCATGGATAGGTGATACTGTATACCCCAATGCGCGTGATACCATCTTTGGATAAACCAGTTCTTCACACAACTGTTTAAACTTTTCATCATCTTCCCAAATGGATAATGCAGTGTTCGATTTTGTAAGTTTTGATTCGTGAGTTACCCCATATTGTTTTAGAAAATTTTTCTTTCGAGACTCTACTACCTTCTCTTTTATTTGTGGGTCATTCATCGGGTGTCCGTCATATTTCTTAGCGAAGGTTTCCTTTATTTTATTTCTACATTCTGGTGTTGATATTCTCCACTCGCCATTCTGCGTTTTTAAGGATTTTTCTTTTATTTCATCAACTTGCATGACAGATGGTTTCCCATATTTTTTTAGTATAGCGTTCTTGTACTCGTTCTTTCCACTTTCTGTTCGCATATTGTGGTCGCCATATCTATCTATGGTTGTAGCTTTTCTCTTTTCTATTGTTTCGGAAGATTTTGAAGCACATAGTCTTGAACAAAAATCAGAAAAACGGTAAGAATCGTACACACCATTTTTATCTTCATTCTGTCTAATAGAAGAGTGAGACTTACCGCATTTTTTGCACAATGGCAATTCATTTATATCGTTCATGATGCAATAAATGCGAAATGTCGTGGTGACATTTTCTGGAAGAAATCTAGTGTAATCGTAAATTCTTTTTTTAATATCAGCAAGATTCTTGGATTTACCAAAACTTTTTCCTTCTGGGAATCCTAGTCTTTCTAACTCTTTTAATATTTCTTCTTTTTCCATAAACCCTCCAATGATAATTATATGTATTTATAGCCAATTAGAAGCAAAATGTCAAGATACCTTTTGATATGTAAATAAAAAAGCCCCAATTAAGGGGCTAAAACCTAATCGAAGGTTTTTATTATCCTAACTGAACACCAGTTGGGGTGATGATAGTAGAAATACGGATAAATTCTGCGGTGCGAGTTGGCTTCACATAAACATCAACCAACAATTGGTTGTTATCAATCACAAACGGTGTGTTCAATGTTTCTGATGTATCAACGAAGAACTCATACAAACCGCCTTGAATCTGTACGTTTTCCAAGAAAGATGACAACAAGAAGTTGATGTTGTCGCGGGTTGATACAGTGTTAGGTTCAAATACAAATGGTTGCAATGCCTCAGACATGCGCTGATTAATCCATAGGATTGAGTTCACGACGTTGAAACGGTCAAGAGCACTTGCTTGTACCTGTAAAGTTTTTTGACCCCATACAACGGCACTAGCACCGCCATAAGTAGTAACAGGGTTTATACCTGCGACATACAATTGGTCACGCTCACCTTCTGTCAATACTTTAGATACACCAAGTGCATTTGGAATAACACCACGCTGTAAACCAGCAGGCGCATCCCAGCGATTAGCAACTTCTACGGTGTACTCAAATACAGCCGCAACGTCACCAGATGGTGGAATTGTCACTTCTTTATCGTTATATTGGTCATAGATGCGAATCCAACCGCCATACAGACCACCAAATTCGGTATTAGCCGCTAGGGTGTCTTTACGATAAGTAATCATTGCCGCAACGTCTTGAGCGGTGTCTTCTGGAATATCCAAAATTGCAACAGCGTCTTTACGTGCTTCAGCAACAGCCAACATTTTTGTTTGAACTTCAGCAGATGCCCAACCAGCATTGATTAACAAGTTAGCAGGAACCGAGTTGGTGTTCAAGAAATCATCCCATGCAGTAACAATTGCACCAGAAGTAGGAGCAACAGTATCATCAGCACCACCAGACAATGTAATGTCAGTAGCAAAGTCATATGGGTCAGTTACAGCAGGGTTATCAGTAACACGGATATACAATGAACGACTATTGATTACATTTTCAATGAAGATGTTGTTACCGAAACCATTCTTAGCATTCGGGTCACGAGACACTTCATATTCTTCAACAACTTCGCCACCAACTTCAACGATAACATTGAATACACCAGCAGGTAAGTCAGCATTCTCTTCCAATTTAACAACAATATCATTACCCCATGCACCTGGGTTAGCCGCATCAACGATTAAATGGTCTTCGGTATCAATACCGTCAGTCCAAGTTAATGTACCAGTAGCCGCAACTGCATCATTGATTACACGTTTAACAGATAAGATACCTGCACGGTTCAAAAAACGCAAAGCCGCATACATTGATGGATTATCACTAGATGGAATACCATACAAGTCGATGAACTCTTTTGCCGATGTTACAGTAACAACATCAGTTGAACCTTTTTTAGATGAAATGACAACGCCACCAGCCAAAAGACCACCAGCATTGACAACGAAAGATTTGTCTACGATTCTATCATAGACTCCAGCACTAGCTCCGAACATATTTTGTTCTCCTTTTTTCAATTAAATTAATCAGAATATTTCCAAAAATACCCATACGCAGATTTTGACCTCCCACTTAAACAGTTGGTGATGGCAGTTCCACGTTCTTTACCAAAAGAACTCGATGCTTCTTTAATTGAATCGAATTCTTTTAATACTTCTCCAGTTTCCTTACATATCATCTGAACCTTTTTTGAACAAGGACTACCATTTTCGGTAATCCAATCGTTTAGTCTCGATATGATGTTGTTATCTTTTGCGAATTTTCTTCGTTTCTCTCTGTATTCTTCTGAGGTGTAATTAGCTTTTAATGTGCCGTCTGGATTCCTCAAATTTTTCTTTATGCGTTCTCTGGATTCAGCACTATGCTTCTTACCTTTAAATGGATTTTCATTATCCTCAAAGTATTTCTTTAGAGAATTTGATATTTTTTCTCTTTGTTCAATCGGCATTACAAAAGACGGACAATCATCGGATTGTCTCCTAATGTTATAACCGTTATCATCAAAAGGGTTTAGCAACTTCATGTAGTGTTCTTCTCTTTCAGAAAGTTCAGATTCATCGCAAAATTCCAAAACTGCAAAAACAAAGCTATCTACACCATATTTGTTCTTAGCATTTGTTAATTTTGTTCCATTATATCGTTGATAATCTGGCTGATAGTGTTCCTTTAAACGATTTTTAAGTCTTCTGGTTTTACCAACATATATTTTTTGGTTTACCTTATTGACCAGCAAATAGATTGCAGGGACGTTATCAAAAGATTTTCTCATGAAGTTTTCGTATGTTTTATACACATTGGATTCGTGAATGAACATCTTCACTTCTCCTTAATATTGATTATTCTTCAGATTGTTCAGCTTTCTTTGCCGAACGTGTTGAAGTTTTCTTTTGTTCAGGTTTCGTATCAATATCCTTAACACGAATGCCCTCGTCTACACCAATCACTTCTTTGTCAGTTACAATGGATTGACCCCTCATTAGGAATTGAGTTGATTTATCCTTAAATGTAACCATACGAAGTTTGTCAGTCATGTTTGTATACTTTTTCATATCTCTCACTCTTGTTTTAGATTAAAAGTCTTCATAGATATTTATCAAAATTCTACTAATTTCTCTTTAAATGATAATGATTCTTGTTATTAAATGTTAATGATAATAATTATTCCACTCATTAATCTTTTCATAAATCTAATAAAATAAATTTAAAATCTCAAATTTCCTTTACATAAAACTTAATAAAATCTAATAAAAATTCAATAAAATTTCGACAGCGAAGCATCACGCGCCCTAACTAAGACTAATACTCTTATACCATCCTAATAAAATCAACAACTTACGAGTGATAAAAAATGAATGAATAATGACCATGAAACACACTAAATTGGACATGAAAAATGTTGACTTTTTGTGACATAAATGTTAGAATGATACATTGAAAAATAGAACCTAAAAAGAGGCTAAAGAATGACAAAGAAGAAAAGTAAGAATTTTATTGAACCATCAGAGATGTTTACAGAGCTATTGCAATGTTTAAAGAATGACCAGATGAGTGAAGAGTTGGGGAAAATGGTCATCTTGTTTTCTAAGAACTTAGTTAAGCATCGAAATTTTATTCGATATGGTCACATGAAGGATGACTTAATCAACACATCCATTCTTGGATGTACTAAATCATGGCACAAGTTCAGACCCATGAGAAATAAAGTCTTAAAGAGAGATGAAGAAGGTAAGGTGCTTGAATCTGAACGAGTGGAATGGGATGGCAAGATTGTTGACTATGATTACACAATTCATAACTCACCATTCAATTTCTTCACAACCTGTGCCAGGAATGAGATTCTCCAGTTTATCAAATCGTATCACTATAAGCAAAAGAACATTATGAATGAACTTCTTATTGAAGTGGGTGAAGAAGCTGACTACGGTTATACAGAGATGATGAAAGCCAAGGAAGAAAAAGAACGAGAAGACGTGTATAATGAGAACGATGACGATGAATCAGTTGATGACATCGTAGAAATGGTACACGAAATGGACAAGCTAAAAGAAGAGCTTGGGGATGACATTGAACTTAATGACGATGACGAAACTGATAACGATGTGGATGTTGATGATGACATCCCAGATGAGAAGTTTGAAAAGAAATCACCATTTGGTTGGTGATTAAAATAATGGAGGAGGATGCTTTATGAAGATTATTGTAATGGGCGATACACATTATGGCGAGAAATCGAATGACCCAAAATTCAATGGGTCATTGGTTGACTTATTTGAGTGGACAGTAGATATTGCCAAGGAAAGAAATATTGATACAATGGTACATCTTGGTGATTATTATCACAACCGTAATGCTATCAATGTACAAACCATCAACTATGGTATTGATGGTGCTAAAATCTTGGCAGAGCACTTTGACCGAGAGAATGTCTATGTGCTATTAGGAAACCATGACATTTACTTCAAAGATAGACTAGACACCAACAGTCTTTCAATCATTGAGCCATATGTTACCATTGTTGATTCATTGACAGCCATTGATAATGTTTTATTAACTCCTTGGATTGTTGATGGTGAGCAATGGGATAAACTGGTCAAAGAGTCAAAGAAATATGATTTCCTTATGGGACACTTTGAGTTCAATGGCTTCAAGATGAATGACTACTATGTGATGGAACATGGCAACAGTCATAAAGAATTGAAGAACTGTAAGAAAGTGTTATCTGGTCACTTTCATTCTCCACAAGTCATGGACAATGTTCACTATGTTGGAACACCTATCCCAACCACCATGTCAGAAGCAAATGAGCCACACGGAATCAACATTCTTGATACTGAGACTGGAGAGTTAGAGTTTATTGAGTATACCAAGGTAAAGGTTATCTCGATTCCTTATACCGAGATTGAATCATTGGATGACTATGACCCAGAATATACATCAGTTCGCATTGAGTTTCCTGATGATTTGGACGATGAGACACTAATCGGTGAAGTGCAAGAGTATCTGGCTGATAAGAAATTCGATGAAGTTAAAATCAAATACAAAGGAAACAAAGCCAAGCAACTACTTGAATCTTCTGTTGAAACGATTGAAGAAGTGGAGAATATTGACTTGGTTGTTAAGACATTCTTGAAGGATTGTTCAAATATCGATGGGATTGACAAAGAAGTTCTCCTAAAGTATTATGATGCGGCTGTTAAGAAATCGGAGGAAAATTGATGATTAAATTTAAAAGTGTGGAGTTCTCGAACTTCATGTCATATGGTCAAGTTCCAACAAAGTTTGATTTGACAAAAAATGGAACAACTCTAATCATTGGGAATAATGAGGATGTTGGTGATAAGGGTGGTAGTAGGAACGGAGCGGGAAAAACTCAGGTTCTACAAGCAATCCTATTTGGACTGTTTGGTAAAGGTATCGACAAGTTAAAGACAGACGAATACATCAACATCAAGAATGGTAAGAGGTTGGTGGTTGAGCTTATTTTTGAGAAAGGTGGTAAGGAATATAAAATCGTTCGTAAACGTAAGCCAAACTCTGTAGAGCTATTCATTGATGGTGAAACAGTCACAATGGATACCATGAAGAATACGGATGATGTTATTTCTGAGATTATTGGTATGGACTATGAGGTTTTCATGACCACATACTTCCTCACCCCTCACCGCGAAGCTTTTATGGCAATGTCACCCGCTTCACAGCGTTCTATGATTGAATCTATGTTATCATTGGATGTTCTTGTTAAACGCTCAGAAGATTTGAAACTTATCAGAAAGGACTTGGAAGTTGACCTAAAAGTGATTGACCGTGACATTGAGAGTGCCAAATCTCGAAATCAAGATGTCGAAGCATCCATTGAAAGATTGAAACTAAAACAACAAGAGTTTGAACGCAACAAAGAGTCCACATTGCAATCGCTGAAGTCGAATCTTAAAGAGTTGGAATCAATTGATGTTGATGGTCTTCTTGATGAACTATCACAACAGGAAAAGAATAAAACTGACATCCAAGACTTGGAAGCGAAGAACAATGAGATTCTAAGTGAAATCTCTGAGTTAAAGCAATGTAAGCGAGAAATCGAATCACATATTTCAAATCTTAGAACCAAAAAAGAAGAACTTGTTGAGTTGATTGAGAAGTATGATGGATATGGTTCGAAATTTGATGGTAAGATTGAAGGGCTTCGTGATGCAATCAGTGGATACCAATCAGAAGAAGACTACAAAAGTCAAAATGAACTTTTCAAAGAAATCATTGAAGTTCGTGACTCGTTGGTTGATATGTTGAATGAGTTAGATGGTATCCATGACGAAATCAATCAATTGGGAACCAAAAAAGAATCACTAAAGAAAGAAGCAGAGACTTTGAAGAGTGGAGTTTGCCCAAACTGCGGACAAACTCATTACGATGATGAAAAATTGAGTAAGGTTGAAGAAGAAATCATCAAAATTGATGATAGTATCAAATCATTGAATAAAAAAGAATCAAATCTTGCCAAAGAAGCTGAGGAGTTGGAATCCGAGTTCGTTGCTATTCTGACTGACTATGATTACGATATGGATACAGACTTTGAGGGATTGATTGCTAAAAACAATCAAAACATCAATGAACTTAAACAATTGACTTATGAGCTTAATACTCTACTCGATAACAAGGGTGAGAATCCATATGAAACTCAAGTACAGTCGATTATTGCCAAGTTTGGTGATGTATCCGACATAGCGAAGAAGATTGATGAAAGTGAAAAAGAATTAAGTGATATTGCTGATGAACTTTCAAAGCTAGAAGACAGTCAGTATGAGTATAACTCTCTGTTATCAAACTTAAAGGCTATCGAATATCCATTGTTGAAAGAATATGGTATTGTGAGCAAAACCCAAATTGATTCCTTAAAGGGTGATATTGATAAGTTGAAGAAAGACATCAAGGAAACCAAAGCATCAAAGAATGTATATGATGAAGAAATCAAAGAAGCTCAGAATCTTTTGGTTGACACTGAGGCATTGACTGAAACTGGATATTTCATTGAGAATGACATCAAACACGTAGGATACTTGATTAAGCTACTAACAGATAACAAGTCATTTGTGCGAAAGAACATTGTCGATTCATATATTCCATTTGTCAATAAAAAGATTTTGGAGTATACTGATAAGCTAGGGCTACCACACATTTGTTCAATCAACAGTGACTTATCAACTGATATTGAGTATATGGGCAAATCAGTTAGTTATTTTAACCTATCACAAGGTGAGCGTCTAAGACTTAATCTGAGTGTTAATCTGGCATTCCGTGATATGATTACTATGCTAGGTAAAGGCAGTAACATTTTGATGATTGATGAGTATATGGACTCTGCGTTTGATAACTCTGGTCTATGGCGTTCATTTAATCTTGTGAAAGAAAAAGCAGACAATGTTTTAATCATTTCACACCGTGATGAGTTTAAGGAGTTCGTTGACAGAACAACAACCATCACAAAGAGAAATGGCTTCAGTAGCATTGAGTAAAAGATAGCCCCCACTAAATACTTCTTTTATTAGATAATTTTAGTGGGGTTTTATGATTCTTGGTGTGGACCAATCTTTTTCGTGTACTGGGCTTTGTTTGTTTGATGGTAATGAGCACATATTCAGTACCACTCAAACAGTCCCAGACAAAGAAGATAAACTGGAAAAGTTTAAGAGGGCGAAATATATTGCCAAGGAAATCTCAGAACTTTGTATGATACATGGTGTGACTGATGTTAGAATTGAAGGGTTAGCGATGGGTAAAGCCATCGGCAACAGTACAAGGGACTTAGCAGGACTTCAGTATGTCATTGTCAATGAACTGATGGAGAACCACCCAGAGACTTCAATCACCATCATCACACCAACAAGCCTGAAGAAGTTTGCGACAGGTAAGGGTAATGCTAAGAAAGATGGTATGTTTGAATCTTTACCAGAGAACATTCAAGATGTGCTTATGGGATACCCAAAGACAAAAGGAAGATTTGACTTAGCCGATGCGTATTGGTTGGCTATGTTCAAAGAAGAATAAATAAAAATCACAATTTTTATAAATAAAGAGAAGGAGATTAGTTTTTAGCGTCCAAATCACTAAAAACAGGTGACGGGAAACCAGTCGCCACTTGTCACTCCTTCAATAGTATTTATAACGATAAAATATAGGGAACCGAATGAACCAATTAGAAATCGCAAAGAAATATGCAAAGAATGGGATAGAAGTTTTCCCATGCAATCAAGACAAAGCTCCCATCACAAAGAACGGACACAAAAACGCCACCAGAGATATTCGTCAAATCGAAGCATGGTGGACTAAGCATCCTAATGCACTGATTGGTGCTCCTAACCAAACATTCACAATCATCGATGTTGACTGCTATGGTTTATGTGCCACTGGTCAGTTATTAACAGATAATGCCATAAAACTTCTACACGAAGAGGGAATCTTCCGAGACGGTGTGATGAAAGTCAACACTGGTTCTGGTGGTATCCATTACTATTACAAGAAAAAAGAAGTAAAAAGGTCAACTAAGGTTTTACCAAACATCGACTTATTGAGTAATGGTGGATATTCTATTCTTCCCGACCAGAAAACCTATGTCTGCGAAACATCAAATGAACCTTGGGAACAAATAAAACATCTCGAAGACTTGGATATGGTCAAACTGTCCATTCTTATTGATGAGAATGAGGAGTTCACCAAAGCCGCTACCTTATTGAAGAAAGCATCCAAGGGCATGGTTTCTTATAGTAGACAATCCACAAAAGAGAACACCGCACCATCATTCACCGAGACTGAAAAGATGGAAACATTCGGTGACGGTTACAGAACATTCAATGACTATAAAGGAAATCAAGTAAAGTTTGCCTTTGAGAACAATGTGTATGAGAAGAATGAGAGAGTATACAAGTTCAATCCAAATGCGAAGCTTCTGAACGAGAACAGAAAGTTCGTTTTAAGACGTGGTGAAACAACACAAGAAATGTTGATGTCTTTATTCTTCAATATTGAGATTCAGAAGATTGTTGGTGAGTATCTTGGATTGAATGTTCCGCATATCAATCACTCAACAAGACAACGCTCGATTCTACCTAATCACAATGATAGGAGACCATCGATGTCTGTTCGCTGGGTTGATGGTAATCATTTGGTTGCTAGAGACCACTCGAACCACTTCAGTGATAAGTATAACCAAATCGACTATGATGTGATTCGACTATACACCACACAAGTTTATAAAACTGCCACACCAAAATTCTCAACAGGTGAGAGAAATATGTGGTGGCTAAAGCTGTTATATGATGCGGGTGTGCTTGATGTGTCTGAGCTTGAATATAAGTTCCACTCAGAAGAATATGTTCACCACCTTAACGATTCAGAGAGAAGCGTATTAGAAGGCTATCGACTATTGACCATGTTCAAGTCATCGTACAAGGAATATGATGGCTACACTGCATTCTCAGACAGATTCAGTTCTGGTTGGTGCAATGTATCAATCACATCAGCAAACAGAGCAAAACATTCCCTAATCGAACAGGGATTCATTGCTTTTGTTGATTCTGTGAACTGTGATAAGAATAATGAAAAATTTAACAGAAATGTGACAAGAGGTTTAAGACCAATCACAACCGAAGACAACTTCGATGAACTGATTCAGAAATCTTTTGAGAATGAGGAAGTATATCAATCAAACCGTAAAAAGCTGAAAGAAGAGCAAAAGAAAGAAGAATCAGAAGAAAAAGAAAATAAAAAGGTAGACATTGAAACCAAGTTGAAAAATGTTAAAATTGCTGGTGAAAAGTTTGCTACCCGTTTGAACAAAAAGAATAAAGTTGTTCACATTGAAGACTATATGATACCAAGTGAACAAAAACCAGATAAATACTATCATCAAGAACAACCACTTATGGTTAAAGGAGATAGAGACCCATGACCCCTTTTACGCTTTACAAGATGCCAGTAGACATCCAGACATATGAGATAATCTCAAACTTCTGTACGGATTATAAAATCGAGAACGTGCCTAAGCGCGAGAATATGTATTTTGAAATCATCGGAGTTGAAGGACTCCATGCTCCTCAAAAAGTAGAAGCTGGTATTTCATATTTGGCTAATGAACTTTACCTTGCTGAAGTCGAATCTGTTTCTGGTAACGGAACACTTCTAATGGTTGGTGCAACTTCTCCAGCCCTTGAAGAATTGGCAATGGAATATTATGATGAGTTTGATGGTGAAGGTACGATTTCTGAAGAACCATCGGTATCAGTAATCATTTCGTATGACTACGAAAAAGGTAACGATGACTTAACATTCTTAGAAATGAAACTGAAAGAGTACACGAATGATGTGTTAAAGTTCTCAGAAATTAAGACACAATACACCACAGATGAAGACCTTGTTGACTTTATTTTGGATGGTAGAGAACCAATTCAGAATTGATTTTCATATGAATCAATAGGTTAGGAAAATTGTCGAGTTTCAATAAATACTATTAAGGAACTCGACAAGGTTTTCATCTCTCCCTCTCTTTCCATGTCGAGTCTCCTACCTTATTTAGCTTTTCCTTCTTTGATGTCTTTCCAGTGATTTTGCCACTTAGTTCCTTCTTCTCGAATCGCTCTGTCCCACTCAACTAAAGGTACAGACTCTTCCACTCGGATAAGAACGGTTTTGTATCTCCTTGTGATGTACTTAATAGCAGGTATTGCTCTTTTGAGCGAGTCATAATCAATAATCATTGGGAGATTTGATTTTATTCTAGCGGCATTGGATTTGAGGATAAAATTAATCACCGACTCCCGCATCTCAAGAGGACAATACCCCAACTGGATGCCAAGAACGGTGTTATATGCTGGCTCGATTCTAAACGGGATTATAAGAGGGTCACGTTGATGCTCATATCCACCATAAAAAATCTTGGTAAGATTACCAATCATCAATGTTTGGATTTTCTTCTTCGAGTATCCTGGTGTTTTGTATATGTCTGGTGAGATTGTACCAGGACCCACAAGAGTCGAATCGAATCCCTTATACAGGTCTAGTAATTCATCCCCAACATTTTTAATTATCGGCATCACAAATCCTCATAGTAAATTATTCCTATGTATATTTATTTTGATATAAATACAAGTAGTTAAAAGAATTCAATATATAGGGGGATTACCCACAAATGAACGAAAATCTAATCGAATCCAAATGGAATCCCGTTTCATTGGGTAATGGCAACAAGAAACAGCCATACCAAATAAACAGCTATACGGTATCCAGCAATTGGTATAACAAGATTGTACAAAATGACGGCACACGTCTAAATCGTCTCAGAAATTATTACGATGCCGATAAATGTAACATCGAAATATCACGCGCACTTGATATTCTTGCTGAAGACATCTCATCAAGCAATGCAGACGATGAAGACCAATTCTATATCCATTACGAAGACGAAGATAAAGTCAAAAAGACTACCATCCGTCTTATGGGTGATGCCCTTAAACTTTGGGAAACCCGAACAGAAATGGATATGGAGTTCTTTGAACGTGTCAGAAAAACACTTCAGTTCGGAGCCACGTTCTATAAAAAGAACAAAGACGGTACATTGACTGAACTATATCCTGAACGAATGGTTGGCTATATCCTTGACGAAGATGACGAAAACTTTGTTACCCATTATCTATATGACCCAACCATTCAAAGGCTTGACCAAGCTGGTAGAAACTTTAAAGCAAAATCAATCAACGGGTTCACGACTGTTAATGGTAGCACAAACAATGACAAGTATGAAACTTACTCAGTTGATGACTTATTGGTTCTTAAAGTTGGCAATCAACCATTCGGCACATCAATCATCGAGAAGGTATATGGGCTTTGGAGAACGATGAAGCTTATCGAAGACTCGGTTGTTATCTACCGTGTAACTCGAAGCTATGAGCGTAGGGTGTATTACATAGATGTTGGTAACTTGCAAGGTGCTAAACGTGAACAGGCTATCGAACGTCAACGCATTAGACTTATGCAAAAGAACGCCAATCGTAAAGGCGAAATCACAACCGAATACGACCCCCACTCGATGGGGGAGGACCTCTTCATCCCGACAAATTCCACAGGCAAAGGCTCAAGAGTTGAGACTTTGCAAGGTGGTGGAACATTGGGTGAACTTACTGACTTGGAGTGGTTTTCCAAGAAGTTGGCGGCTGGTTTGCGAATTCCTCACTCGATGATTGACACAGCAGACCAACAACAAACTCAATATTCGGATATGAGAATTGGTCAGCTATATGCAATCGAGTTGCGCTACATTTCGTATGTAAAACGATTCAAGCGCAGATTTGCAAAAGAACTGTTCAATCATTTCAAGTGGTTCGTCAATCAAAGACAGTTGGCATTCCCAGAGGAAGGCGTGTTCAGAATCAATGACTCAAACTCATTTGCTGATTATAAGCAGATTGAGCTAGACCAGTCAAGATTGAACGTATTCAACTCGACCTTACAAGTTATGAGTTTATCTAAGAAAGTGGCTCTACAGAAGTATTTGGGCATGACAGCCGAAGAATTGGCATATAACGAAGAAGAGAAGTTGTATGAGAAAGGCTTAACGGCTGAACAAATCAAAGAGATGCCACAAGAAGCCATCGACAATATTGTTTATGGTGATGGTAGACTTGGTAAGGAATACGGAATCGAAGCCGAAGACGGTGGAAGAGGTTGGTAAAGATGGATAGGGGCTAACACGCCCCTTACTTTATTTTTATTGTGGAATCATTTCAAACTTTAGTGAACCTGCATCATGGATTCTGACAAATCCATTCAAAGTCATATTCTCATATTCGGTCATATTCTCATCAAATGTTTTTAACTTTTTATGAAGTTTGTGCTTCATAAACGAGGTTCTTGCATACCTAACTCCACCCTTCGAATACCAATAATTTGGTCTTGTCATATTAACAAGGGCAAACCCATTCTTTTCATAAACATTTCCATTGCTATAGTCCAATGAAGCAAACGTAACAATCTTTTTCGGGTTGACCTGTTTGATAAAAAACTTAAGTAATTTTGAGAAACCGCCAACCACAGTACATGCAGTTGCAAATCTTACAATATCGAAACTACCGTCTTTTTGTTTCTTGACACTCATTGCTCCTACTAATTCATTATTAAAGTAAAGACCGTACACGATTTTTGCATTTATGTGTCCTTGTATGTGATTTTCGTTATATAAATTAACTGCCAAGTCATTATTGATAACTCGAACATCACATTTTCTTGCATATATCTTTCTGTCGTGTTTGCCAAGTTTTGCTTTTATTTTTTTGATTACTATGTCTCTTTTATAAATCCAATCATCTTCCCAGACATGAATTAAGCTATATCCATTCTGATGTGCAAGGATGCTTTTTTTCTGATGGAAAGTCTTTTCTTTAAAAATATCAGAATGCCAATACAAACCATTAAATTCGATAATAAGTTTTTTATCATGAACCACTATATCTGATTCTTTTCCATTAAGTATCTTCCTATTGTTATAATCTACATCAAATCCCCACGATTCAATAAGATTTCCAATCTCTGTCTCGTGTGCAGATACCGCTCCATTGTGAATTACATCAATTCCATATTTCTTTAAATAATCTTTATATGTTGTTGATGACACACCAATATCCTTCGATGCTATCTCTGTCGATTTGAAGTGCTCGTAATGTTCCTTTAAACGCTCAGAATCGAATAAAACCTCTCTTGCACCATCATCATAGTGATTCTGCATTGGATGTCCATTATATTTCTTGTTCCAAGTTTCAAGTCTCTTTTTTGATATTGATTGGTTGAGCATTGGCGACAACACACCATGGTTCTTAACCCATGTTTCTTGGGCTTTCTTATATATTTCTCGTGATTGTAGTCCCCACTCAACCCCATGACGAGAAAGCATAGTTTTTTTGAATTCATCAATCCCATTATTGGTTTGTAAATAATATTCTGCACCATACCGCTCAAGCATGGTTTTGTTTTTCTTTTCCAATAGCTCTTTACTTTGTCCGCTAAACTCTACGCCATATCTCTCCATCATTGTCTTTCTTGTTCTCTCCATTCTACTGGAAGATTTATTTGAACATTCTTTGCAACAACATTTAGACCACCCTGAGTAGTTGCCTCCGTATAATTTTTTTCTACTAAAAACATTTGGGTTTCCGCAAACCTCGCAAGTTGGTACGGATTCCCACTGATTCTCGATGCATTGTAATCTTTGGATTAATTTAACTGAGTCTGGTAAAAATTCTGTGACACTTTTTATATCATCCATTAACTCTTTGTTGAATTTTAAGGTTCGACCATCTGGGAACCCCATGCTTTCCAGAGTTGCTAAAACATCTTCCATAGTTTTCATATTATGTTACCTTTTTATAATGATGTTGGCATATTGTATATGTATTTATGAAAGTTGTCAACTTTTGATTCATCATAAATACATATGTTATTAACTTTTTAAATGAGGCAAATATAAAATGGAAATGAAAGACAAGATTAAGAATTTAATCAAAGAAGAAGTAAATCAACACATTCGGCCTAAAGAAGAACCATTGCATGAGTCTCTATTGGCGTTGGGTGCATTGGTAGTTGCTTTGGGTGCATCTTGGGGATGGTTGCGTGGATGGTTACAACGCAAATCAAAAGACACCATGTTGATGAAGTTTATGGAAACGTATGACCAATCTAAGGTGATTGAGAAGCAGATTCCAGAACTACTTCGTAAGTTTAAACTGGTGAGCAACTTGCAAGACCTACAAGCGATTGAAAAAGAAGTTGACCGTGTTGTTAAAGAATTATCACGAATGACATCAAAGGTTGATAAGTTTGTTGACAATACATATAAAGTTGAGCCAAACTGGTTTACTGAGATTATGGCACTTGACCCTAATCGTGAGAAGATGCGCTTGAAAAAAGAGTTGAAAGAGTTCATCGAAAAGATTGATGCTTCTTTTGAACTTGAAGCCGAAACCAAAAAAGATGCACTATTGGCATAATAGAATGTCTATTCTTAGAGAGTCAATACAATCTGAGATTAAGATGAATCGAGACCTGTTTGAGATGCAGATAGGTCTTGATACTTTGCTATCTAACCAAAATGTTCTACAAGAATGGAATATTGTCCAAGCATCAAAGAACTTGGCTAGAGGTATCAAAAACTTACCAAGCACGATAAAAGACTTACCAAATTATAGAATGGTGATATTGAATGGTAAGGATGGTAAATGGTTTTTGACTAGAGACATGGGGAAGTTTGAAGCAGTATTCGTTGCCAATGATGGAACTGCTACATCTCAATCATATCCAGTGTCAGAGTTTGAGAATAAGGCAAAAGAAATTAACAAACAAGGTTATGAGATTGTAAGAGATTACAATGGCGTATATAAGGTTGTTAAATGGTTTCTTTTGACTGGTGTTAAAAGAGGAACAGTTCAACTTTTGATTGGTGGCATTATTGCTTTGTTGGTTGGACTGGTTGCATTCTTTCCTTCTTTGGCAACCATCTCTATCCTTGGTACTACCATTGGTTCTCTTGCTGGTGTATTTGGTGCAACGGTTGCAATGAAGTTTGCTGGGATTGGTGTGATTAGTATTGCGGCTGGCAAAGTTGCAAAGAAAAAACTACATCCAGCAGTTTCTTAGAAATACATGACCCCTCAATCGAGGGGTTTTCTTTATTCCCTCCTTTTTTCTTTTTATTTTATAAATAAATACATATACATTCTATAAAAGGGAAATAGAAATGATTCTTATTGAGAACAATTTTGACGGAGTTCAGCGCATAGTCGAATCGGCAGATGGTAAGAAAAAGACTTATCTAGTCGGGACTTTCATGGAAAGCGAAACCCGCAACCGCAATGGTAGAATTTACGACAAGAAAGAAATCGAAGCGGCAGTAAACAAGATTAATGATGCGGCAAAGCTAAACCGCCACATACTATCACATTTAGACCACCCAAACCACTTAGACATCAAATTGGAAGATGTTGCAATGAAGTTGATGGAAGCTAAGATGGAAGGGAATCAGGTATGGTGTAAGGCGCAAGTTTTAGAGACGCTACCAAAAGGCCAGATTCTAAAAGGTCTACTTGACGAAGGAATCACCATTGGTGTTTCTTCTCGCGGTTCAGGACAAGTTGATGAATCAACTGGTCGGGTGAGAAACTTCAATTTCATTACTGTTGATGCAGTTGCTCAACCATCAGCAAACGCGTATCCAGAAACAATCCAAGAACAATTGGAATATTACAAGCGTGGTAATGTAATCGAAGATTTATCTGAAGCGGTTATTCATGACCCAATGGCTCAACAATATTTCCAGCTTGAGATGAAGAAATTCATTAACGAAGTTTTATTGAAAAAGTGAGAACAAATATGTCAGCGTTAAAAGAAGCAATCAAATTTGATTTGAAGAGTGCTCGTTATAGTAATAGCCAAGATGATTCTAAATTGATTGGTTATTTTGTGAAAAGAACATTCGCAATCACAACACAACTTCATGTGTATCACCTATTAACCAAAAACTACAATGTTCATGAAATTATTGGTGACTTGTATGAATCAATCCAATCTAATGTTGATGGGTTGGCTGAAGGGTATTTGGCTATTGGTGGTGAATGTGAAGGTACGTTTGAATCAGTAACTTTCTATGAATATGATTTCGGTCAGCTAATGGAACTCATCTTTGATTATAAGGATAGTATTGAAGAATCAATTGAATCTTTGGAGAGTGCTGAAGAAGAAGCAATCAAAGCAAAACTAATCAATATTCAAGAAGCGGTACACAAGGCTATCTATCTACTTCAGATGGCTTAAAATAAATCAATTTGTTTAATTGTTATAAATACTATTGAAAACATAACATTAATTGTTTAGGAGAAATCAATTATGAACCTTAAAGCGTTGATGGAAAGTGGTCTTTTGACTGCCGAATCAAAAGAAGTGATTGAAGAGCAGTTCAAGACTGCCCTAGCAATCAAAGAGAAAGAACTTGAAGAAAGCTTTGAAGCTAAGTTGGTTGAAGAGAAGGCTGGAATGTTGGATACCGTTATGGAAATGGTTGAAGAAGCTGTAGCTGACGAAATGCAATCAATCGCTGAAGAAGTTAAACACGCTCGTACCTTAGAAGTTCAATATGCTGAAAAGCTAGAAACTTTTAAAGAAGAGTACGCACAGAAACAAGACGAACAAATGAAAATCTTGGTTGCTGAATCTATTGCTGAAGAAATGGAAGCAATCCAAGAAGATATTGAAGCTGTTAAGAAGCATGAATTTGTCATGGAAATGTTTAACACCTTTAAATCATCTTATGAAAAACTTTTCGGTGCATCTGACATCAATGTTTATGATGAGCTTGAAGAAGCAAAATCTGAACTTGACCAGTTGAAGCGCGAAAAGAAAATCAATGAACTTCTTGAATCTGTGACTGGTAAGAAACGCCAAATCGCAGAAACCATTCTTGAATCTGTAGAAACTGAAAAACTTGACTCAAAATTTGAATCAATCAAATCAGTTCTTTTGGCAGAGTCTCAAGAAGACAAGCAAGAAGGCGAAGTGATTTCTGAATCTGAAGAACAAGATGCACCTAAAGGTACTGTTGTTCTTGAGAATGAAGAAGAAAAAGAAAAAGACGTTGTACAAGAATCAGCAGTTGACCCAATTGTTGCAAAACTTCAACGCTCTCTTAAAATCGCAACCAAGCGTTAATTAAAAATAAAATTGAACAATTATAATAAATATAATTGTAGATAATGAAAAACATCAATAATTAGGAGTTAATGATGAGTGAATTTAAGAATTGGGGTGAATATAAATCAGCCCTGTTAGAAGGTTTGAACGACAAGCAAACTGCTATCCTTGGCGGCTTGATGGAAAATGTTCATAAAGAAAACTTGGAAGTTAAAGATGCACATAACACTGTTCTAGTTCAAGAAGCGGCTGAAGCTGGTTCTACTGGTACTGGTAACATCTCTCGCTTCGATATGATGTTTATGCCTTTGGTACGTCGTGTAATGCCTTCGTTGATGGCTATGGATTTGGTTGGTGTTCAACCTCTTCAAGCTTCTCGTGGCATCGTTCGCACCATCCGTCACCGTTACTCAGAAACAACTAACGATACCTCTGGTGGTACTCCTGTTGTTACTGCTAACGATGAAGCTTCTGGTATGAATGTCTATGACAAATACTCTAAGCTTGTTCTTGGTGGCGACTATGACGAAGTTGACGCTCTTGACCCATTTGCACAAACTGCATACCTAGAAGGTAATCGCGGTAAGCCAATGGATTTAGAAGTCGTAACTGACTCTGTTGAAACCATGTCTCGCAAATTGAGCGCGTCTTACTCTCTTGAGTCTGCTGACGACTTGATGGCTTATGACGGTCTTGACATCGAAGCTGAACTTTCTCAATCACTTGGTGATGAAATCCTTCGTGAAATGGACAGAGAGTTAATCAACGAACTTACCGCTTTGGCTGGCATCGTTGAATCTTTTGACTTCGCGGCTGTAGATGGTCGTTATGCTGGCGAAAAATTGGCGGCATTAACCATCGCATTGGATAACCTTTCTGGTCGTATCGCTATCGCAACCAAGAAAGCTGGTGCAAACTGGATGGTCGTTTCTCAAAAAATCTATACTGGTTTGAAAAATGCTTCTAACAGCACTTTCGTTCCAGCACAAGGTGAGCAGTTCGACATTTCATCTAGCTTGTTCGTTGGTACTCTAGCTGGTTCAGTTAAAGTGTATGTTGACCCATACCTAACCACTGATACCGTATTGATGGGTTACAAAGGTTCTGAAATCGACGCTGGTTTGATTTACACTCCTTACATCCCATTAAGCTCTTCTGGTGTTGTTCGCAACCCTGAAACTGGCGATTTCCGTGTAATGATGAGAACACGTTATGGCTTGTACAAAGCAACTGACCCTGCGAGGTCTTTAGGTACTGCACCTGACTACTATGCAACTTCTACAATCAGCAATATCAATCTCGGATTTACTAATTGATTTGAGAACTGAGTAGAAACTGAGAAGCCCCTTAATTGGGGCTTTTTTGTGCCTGTAAGAAAATAAAAATTTGACATAAAATTATTCATTTGGTATAAATACTTCTAAGTTATTATGAAAACAGGGAAACACAAATGAATGACAAGGACATGTATAAAAACAAAGAATGGCTAGCTAAACAAATCAAAACAAAAAAATTACAAGAAATCGGAGAGATGTGTGGAGTTGGCAAACAGTGTATCAGTAAATGGGCTAAGAAGTTCGGCATCAGAGTAAAGTATAAGACCCCTCCCATAGAAAGTGATGGTATATATGCAAATAGAGAATGGTTAGAGAATGAGTTAAAAACCAAAACACACCAACAAGTAGCTGATGAGTGTGGGGTGACACAATCTTTGATTACTAGATACGCAAAAAGATTCAAAATCGAAGCGAAGCACAATAAAGTTCCTGAAAACATTCAAGAACTTTTTGAAGATGTCGAAGAGTTGCAAAAAATATATGATACTATGACTTCAGAAGAGGTAATGTCTAAATATGGCGTTTCTAAAACTTATTACTACTCTAAGTTGAAAAAGCATAACATCGAAAAAACTAAAACACAAATAGACCCGTCTATTAAAGAGAAACTTATAGATAAGACGTGGTTACTATCACAATACGAAACAAAATCTACAGAGGTTATTGCGGATGAACTTGGTGTTACTGGTAAAACAGTATGCATGGCGATGAAAGAGCATGGTATTGAATTTACATATGATAATAAAATCACGAAAGGTGTAGCAGAAATAGCGGATTACTTGGAAAGCCTTGGGGTGGAATATAAGTTGAATGATAGGACTATTCTATCCCCAAAGGAATTGGACATCTTTATTCCATCTTCCAATCTTGCGATAGAATATAATGGAACATTTTGGCATTCGGATGTGATTAAAAAAGAACAAAAGTACCATCAAAATAAATCATTGGGTTGTTATCATAAGGGAATTAAACTACTCCATATTTGGGAGTATGATTGGACTAATAGAGAAAAACGAGATGTCATATTGAAAAAGATAAAGCATATGTGCGGTTTTGGTGAAAAGGTGTATGCTAGAAATTGTGCGATTGCTGAAATCGGCAATAAGGAAGCAATAGATTTTCACAATAAAAACCACATACAGGGTGGAAAACATTCCAAACATAATATCGCGTTGAAATGTGATGATGAAATAGTAGCAGTTATATCAATTTCAAAATCCAAAGGAATACCTCTTGGCTTTGAAATTGATAGATTCTCCACAAGTAAATCTGTCATAGGTGGATTCAGTAAGATGTTGAGAGGGTTCACTGACAATAACGAATGGGGAACGATTAATACTTTTGCTTCGTTAGATTACGGATACGGTGATATGTATCGTAAATGTGGATTTGAAGAAGTAAAAATAACCAGACCAAACTACACATACCACAAAGGTAATATGAAGTTGAGCAGACAGCAAACAATGAAAGGGAATCTCCATAAGATTTTAGAAAATTTTGATGAGACTCTTAGTGAATATGAGAATATGATGAACAACGGGTTTATGCGGGTCTTCGATTCTGGAAGCGTTAAGTACACCCTGAACAAGAAATAAAATTTGACGTAAAATCATTCATTTGTTATAAATATAATCAACGGCGGCAAATATAGGAGAATCTAATGTACGTTGATTTCGAAGAACATAAGCATCTTAGTATTTCTGAGCTAAGGGAAGAATTGAATAATTTAACGATTGGTGTTCATTTTTATAAGAAAATGCCAAACATGGGTGAGGCAATTATTACTACAACTGCTTTCTTAGAAAATATATATAAAGATGTGGATATGAAGACCCGCATAGACTTTATCAGAAAGGGTTTCACCACGGAATATGATTTGATTTGTCCAGTTTGTAAAACAAATCACTTATCAATTTCTGCCAAAAAACTATTCAACTCCACATGTGGAAGAAAATGTACCGATGAAATGAATCGTGATAAAATCTCGAAATCCCATCGAAACAGAACAAAGGAAGAAATCGAGTTATCAAATAAAAAAAGGCAAGAAACTTGTGAGAAAAATTACGGCACTAACAATGTTGCAAAGTTGTCCGAAACTATAGAAAAAGGAAAACAAACGTGCTTCAAAAGATATGGGAAGTACAGCCCATCCCAAGTTGAGGAGTTTAAGAAAAAAGCACAGGAAACGTGCAACGCCAACTTTGGTGTGCCAAATCCAATGATGTGCGGTGAAGTTGTTAAACGAAACATAGATACGGTAAGAAAGAATCATAATGTAGATAATGTCTCTGAACTATCATGGGTAAAAGAAAAGAAAAAGAAAACATCATTGAAGAATAATGGGGCCGAGAACCCCATGCACAATGATGAAATAAAAAATAAAGCAATAACAAACGCACAAACTGCGATAAAAATGAATCACAATGTAGATAACCCAATTTTGGTGGAGGGAGCATTACAAAAACGAGAACAAACTTATTTGGAAAATTGGGGAGAAACCCATGCACAAAAAACTGAACAAATGAGAGAGAAGAACCGACAACGCGCATACGACAGAATGGACGACACGCAGAAGCTTGCGTATGATATTTTGCGAAATCGAGAAGAGCTTGAAAAATGTTATAAAGAACATGGAATCGATTGGATTTGCGAGAAGTATCACATTGCATACCAAACCGTATATAAACATCTAGGGGTTCTTGATATTGAGTTGAAAGGATTTGCCAAAATCTCTGAATCGGAAATGGAGGTATATAGATTCCTTACGGACGACTTGGGAATAAAAAACATCATCCAAAGTAACAGAAAGCTATTGGGAAATCGCAGGGAAATTGATATGTTTATTCCAGAACTCAATATAGGCATCGAGTTTAATGGAGTATATTATCATAGTTCTAAATTCTTGGAAGACGACTACCACTATGATAAATGGGAAAAGGCAAAGCGAAACGGCATTCGACTTATACAGATTTTTGAGGATGAATGGGAGTTTAATAAAGATTTGGTTAAGAAAAAGCTTAGTAATATTCTAAAATTAGACAATACTCCCTCAGTATATGCAAGAAAAACGGTGTGCGTTGAATTAACAAACCGAGAAGTGAAAGATTTTTTAAATAATAACCACATTCAGGGGGCTACTACAGGAACACATGTTTTTGGTCTGATGGAAGGTGATGAACTTGTTTCGGCTATGGTCTTTAAAACGGGTAGGGAATCTGGTGCTATAGAAATTGTCAGATTTGCATCTTCAAAGAGGGTTGTTGGTGGGTTTAGTAAAATCCTTAAACAATTTGTAAAATTGTATGGAGATCGATACACTATTATAACATCATTTGCAGATAAGAGATGGTCGGTTGGTGATGTATATTTGAAGAATGGATTCACCCATGTATATGACACAAAGCCAAGCTACACATATGTGGTAGGAATGACAAGACGACACAAATCTGGATTTAGAAAGAATAAATTAGAAAAAATGCTCAAAGACTATAATCCAGA